GAGGCACTGACTACGGCGGCGGTGGAAGAGGGTTGTTCACGCCAATGGCTACAGCGCCTGGCGCAGCTGGTAGAACTGCAGCGGTCAAGAAAACACCTGAGCAAAAAGCAGCCGAGGAATACCAAAAGCAACTGCTTCAAGTAGCAGAGGCATCGCAAGCATTTGTCAATGTCACCTTTGAAGTTGTAGAAACGATCAAAGAACAGACAACGGCCTTTGATGGCGTCAAGGCTGCCGCCAGTGGCTATTTAGAGACTATTGGCACGATGCAGCAGGGAGTAACGTCCCTTGCAACTACTGCCTTTGGGGGGCTTGAGGATGCCCTGACCAGCTTGGTCACTACTGGCAAAGCTAATTTCGTCGATTTTGCGCAGACGATTCTCGCCGCTACTGCGCGAATGATCATCCAGCAAACAATTCTGCGCAGCATCATGCAGGCCATTGGCGGGATTGGCGGTGGTGGTTCACCCTTTCAGGCAGGAACAACTGGCCTAGACACCAACTACGCCCCAGGTCCAGCGGCTAGTTACTTCACCAGCCCAAGCTTTGGCGTGGCGCCTTTTGCCAAGGGCGGCATTGTTAAACGTCCCACCATGTTCGCCTTTGCCAATGGCGGCGCCGGCCGTTTTGGCCTGATGGGAGAGGCTGGTCCTGAAGCGATCATGCCCCTCCGCCGTGGGCCTGGTGGCCGGCTTGGGGTTGAAAGCAGCGGCGGCATGGGCAATATCGTGGTGAACGTTAATGCCGGCGGATCGCAGGCAAATGCCGATAGCAACCAAGGCAAACAGCTTGGCGAAGCTATTGGCGTTGCCGTTCGTCAAGAGCTGATTCGTCAAAAACGCCCAGGAGGCTTGCTTAGCTAATGGCTACCTTTCCTGATATTGCAGTGAGCTTGGGCGCGCAGAAAAACAGCGCACCCAAAACCCGGCTCGTCAAATTTGGCGATGGCTATGAGCAACGCTTGCTCTATGGCATCCCCGACCATATGAACCCCAAGGAATGGCGGCTGACCTGGGAGTACATCACAGAAACTCAGTCGGACACCATCGAAGATTTTCTGAATGCTCGCGCGGCTGATTCTGCGAGCTTTGACTGGACACCGCCAGACGAAACAACGTCATATAAATGGGTATGCCTTGAATGGAGCAAGCAGTTACCTCAACCAACGCTGCGGACCATCACTGCAACGTTTCGGCAGGTTTTTGAACCATAATGGCCGTCCCAACCTCAGAACTTCAAAAGGTCAACCCAAGCAGCATTATCGAGCTGTTTGAGCTTGAGCTGACTACGGCACTGCACGGCGTCAATTTCACCTATCGGTTTCATGCCGGTATCAATGATGTTGGCTCTGGCGCGCAAGACATTATTTGGGACAGCAATACCTACACCAAATATCCCATCGAGGTTGAGGGATTTAATTACAACGCGGAAAGCGGCAGTCTGCCAAGGCCGACAATCCGCGTTTCAAACCTGTTTGGCAGCATCACGGCGATTTTGCTGCAAGTCAATGCCACTACGCCCGGCAACGACCTGACGGGGGCCAAGCTGACCCGGATCCGCACTTTAGTGCGCTACATCGACGGCGCAAATTTCAGCGGCGGCACTAATCCTTACGGGACGCCAGACACCAGCGCCAAAATGCCGGATGAGATCTATTACGTCGCCCGAAAGGTTACTGAAGGTCGGGACCTGGTTGAGTTTGAGCTTGCAGCGTCATTTGACCTTGCCGGAGTACGCGCCCCGAAACGGCAATGCAGCGCCAACCTTTGCCCTTGGATCTATAAGGGCGCCGAATGCGGCTATAGCGGCAGCAGCTATTTCGATGAGAACGACAAAGCCGTCACTGATTCCGCTGATGACAAATGCGGCAAGCGCCTGAGTAGCTGCCAAGCGCGTTTCGGTTCTACTAACACCTTGCCATTTGGTGGCTTTCCAGGAATCGGAGCGTTTAGGTGATAACCGCCACGGCAAAAGCAGCAGCACTAGAGCACGCAAAAGCGGAGGATCCACGCGAAGCCTGCGGTTTGCTGGTGGTGATCAAAGGCCGCCAACGATATGTGCCATGCCGCAACTTGGCAGAAGGAACAGAGTTTTTCATTCTCGATCCAGCTGATTACGCAACCGCCGAAGACAGGGGCGAGGTTGTCGGCGTGGTCCATAGCCACCCGGTCACGCCACCAACGCCAAGCGATGCTGATCGCGTCGCGTGCGAAAAATCTGAGCTTCCTTGGTTCATCGTCAACCCCAAAACCGAGCAGTGGGGCCATTGCCAGCCTGAAGGCTACAAAGCACCGCTAATTGGACGGTCATGGGTTTGGGGCGTGAGTGATTGCTGGACGCTGGCCCGCGATTGGTACGCAGAGCAAGGAATTGAGTTGCCGGACTGGGATAGGCCAACGACGCCTGAGAAGTTCAACCAAAACCCAATGTTTGATGACTGCTGGCGTGAAGCTGGTTTTTACGAGGTGGACATTGCTGAGATGCAGCCTGGCGATGCGCTGCTGATGGCGATTGATTCCGGCAAGCTCAACCACGTTGGCATCTATATCGGCGACAACTATCTGCTGCATCATTTAAGAGGTCGCCTATCGAGCCGTGACCTATTTTCCGAATGGGCCTTAAAATGCGTCGGAAGGGTGCTGCGCCATGGAAAGGGAGATTAAGCTCTATGGCCCACTTGCGAAATTTGTTGGCCAGCGCAGGTTTTTAGCAGAAGTCAACAGCGCGGGAGAGGCCATCAAAATGCTGCTGGTCAATTTCCCTGGCCTTGAGCAGCACATGGCTGAGTGGCATTACAAGGTCATTGTTGACGATTACGAATCAGATCTAGAAGAAATCCACAACCCGGTTTCAGGTTGCATTCAGATTGTCCCGGTGGTGGCTGGCGCAGGCTTCTGGGGAACCTTGGGCAAGATTTTTGCAGGTGTTGCCCTAGTGGCTACAGCGTTATTTCTTGGACCCAGTGCAGCGATTGGCGGCGCAGGTTTATTCGGCGCCACTTTTGGCGCAGGTGTTATTGGCGGCGTTGCTGCCACTGCTATTGGAACGGTCGGCATTGCATTGGCTTTGGGTGGTGTTGCCCAGTTGTTAAGTCCGACGCCTCAGATCGGTTCGCTTGGTCCTGCCAATGCCTTTAAGCCTGCCAGCAGCACCGAGGGATCGCAGCTGGACCCGCAATCGCAAGATTCTTACAGCTTTAGCGGCATTCAGAATACGAGCGCCGCCTCGACCGCCGTTCCACTGGTTTTTGGGGAGACTGTGGTCGGTTCGGTCACGATTTCTGCTGGTCTTGACGTTGACACCAAATGACGATGGCTGAAAAGAAAACCAAGCAGATCATTGGTGCCGGTGGTGGCGGCAGTAGGGGGCAGATCGTTCAACAACAGATTGTCCAGCAGAACAGTGCGCCACCTGCCCAGCGCACGCCAACTCGTGAGGCTGACAATCTTTCGTCCACTGCTTACGGCAATATTCTTGACCTGATTTCAGAAGGCGAGATAGAGGGTTTTCCATCGGCGCGTGATTACACTCGCGGCACTGATAACTACAACAAAGCACTGCTCAAAGATGTTTTCCTAACTGATACGCCAATCCTGCGATCTGGCGCTGATGTAACCAGCCTGACTGACGCGGACTACAACTTCAAAGGCGTCACAGTTTCGACCCGTTATGGCACCAATTCTCAAACTTATGTTTCTGGATTTGAAGCATCAGAAGACATCAAAAATGTTAACGTTGAGTTAAAACAAGCAACGCCGATCACTCGGCAAATCACCGACACGAATGTCGATGCAGTCCGCGTCAGCATTGCGGTTTTGCGCCTTGAACGCTCCACAAATGAAGGCGACTTGCTTGGCACAAGTGTCAGCATCAGCATCCAACTGCAATACAACGGCGGCGGCTATACCACCGTCAAGACAGACACGATCAGCGGCCGCACGGCTGATAAGTATGAACGCGACTATGTGATCGATATTGATGGGGCGTTCCCTGTCGATCTGCGCGTTATCCGCAATTCAGCAGACAGCACCGATCAAAACGTCAGCCCAACACAGTTCACCGCCTACACCGAGCTGATTTATCAAAAGCTGGCGTATCCCAACAGCGCATTGGTGGGATTGCGGTTTCAGGCTGAGCAATTCAGTTCTATTCCGTCGAGGTCGTATCGGATTCGCGGGATTAAGGTAAAGATTCCAAATAACGCAACGGTTGATGCGGCTACTGGGAGGCTGGTTTATAGCGGCACTTGGACTGGAACGTTTGGCGCTGCGCAGTGGACCACCTGCCCAGCATGGATCCTGTACGACCTGCTCATCAGCAAGCGTTACGGCTTTGGCGATCACGTTGTCGAGGCTCAGCTTTCGAAATTTGACTTCTATTCCGCCAGTGTCTACGCAAACGAGCTTGTGGATGCAGGTTTAGGCGATGGCACCAAAGAGGCACGGTTTAGCTGCAACGCGCTGATTCAAAATCAATACGAGGCTTACAAGCTGATTAATGACCTCTGCTCGGTCATGCGTTGTCAGCCGTATTGGTCAACTGGTGCGCTGACGATCACGCAGGACAAGCCAACCAGCTCTAGCTATCTCTTCAATCGCTCCAACGTTTTGGAGCCAGGGTTTAGCTATGCCGGCAGTGACGTGAAAACCCGTCACACGGTTGCTGTTGTCAGCTATTTGGACCTGGAGACACGCGAGCAGAACTACGAGATTGTCGAAGACCGCGACGCCATCGAGAAATACGGTTGGGTGGCTACTGAGGTGAAGGCTTTTGCCTGCACTAGCCGCGGCCAAGCCAACCGTTTGGGACAGTGGATTCTCTTTACTGAGCAGCAAGAGACTGAGGTTGTCACCTTTACCGCCTCGGTTGACGCTGGCTCGCTAGTTCGCCCTGGTGCTGTTGTTGACGTTCAAGATCCGATGCGATCTGGCGTTAGATATGGTGGCAGGATCGCCGGTTCTGGTGCCAAGACGGTTTCGGTGGATGACGCCACCAGTCTGCCAACTAAGGATGCAACCATCAGCGTGATGCTGCCTGATGGCACGCTTGAAACTAAAACGATCAGCAGCAGAACTGGCACCTTGATAACTGTTGATTCCAACTGGTCAACCCAGCCAAATAAGAACAGCGTTTGGGTGATTCAGACGACGGCGATTGAGACTCAGCAATATCGGGTCTTGACTGTCCGCGAGATCGACGGAATTTTCTACGAGATCACGGCTCTCAAGTACGACTCCAGCAAGTACAACTACGTCGAGCGTGGGTTCAAGCTAGCGACGCGCAGCATCACGAACCTCAACCCAATCCCTGATGCGCCTACCAGTCCGAAAGCCGAAGAGAAGTTTTACGCCGCCAACGACCAAGCCAAGGTCAAAATCATCCTTAGCTGGGCAGCGGTCAAAGGCATCCCGCAGTACAAGGTGCGTTATCGCGCTGGTGAGGACAACTGGGAACAGCTAACGGTTGCCAAGCCTGACGCCGAGATTCTCGACACACGCGCTGCGACCTATACGTTCGAGATTTACAGCATCAACTCGCTGGGTCGGCAGTCTTCGGAATTTGCCAGCCTGACGTTCAACGCCATCGGTAAAACTGCTGTTCCGGCTCAGGTTCAAAACCTGCGGTTTGAGGCGACGAGCGATAAGGAAGGCACGCTGAAATGGGACGAAACCACCGAGCTTGACGTTAAAAACGGCGGCAAGGTTTATATCCGCCATAGCAGCCTGACCGATGGCAGCGCCACTTGGAGCAACTCGGTTGACCTGATCGAAGCGGTCGCCGGTTCTGCCACTAGCGCCAAGATCCCGCTGGTGGAAGGCGAAGTACTGCTCAAGTTCGCGGATGACGGCGGACGGCTTAGCACTAACGAGACGAGCATCATCATCGACCTGCCCGACACGCTTGGGCGGTTGCTGGTGGAAGATCGCCGCGAGGATCAGGACGCCCCGCCATTTCAAGGCACGCGGACGGACACGTTCTACAGCGAGGAATTTGACGCGCTGACGCTGGACGGTACGGAGGATCTGGACGATGTGACGGACGTGGATGATCTGCCCAGCTTTGATTTCATGGGCGACATCACAAGCTCCGGCGAGTACCAGTTCGTCAATACGCTCGACCTTGAGGGCGTGTTTTCGCTGGATCTACAGCGCCGCTTTGTCACCCGTGGTTTCTATCCCGGCGACTTGATCGACGCCAAAACCGAGTTGATCGACGACTGGGACGACTTCGACGGCGACACCGTGGATAAGGTCAACGCCAAGCTGTTGGTCCGCAAAACCGAAGACGATCCGGCTGGCACTCCGACATGGGATAGCTGGCAAGACTTCGCCAACGGCACGTTCAAGGGTCGGGCATTCCAGTTCAAGGCTGAACTAACCAGCACCGACACCGCCCAGAACATCCTTGTCGATGAGTTGGGGTATCTGGCGCAGTTCGCCCGCCGTCAAGAGCAGAGCAGCGCAGCAGTCGCCAGTGGTGCAGGCGCTAAGGCGATCACCTTCGGCAATGCCTTCTTTACTGGTACGGCATCACTGCTTGGAACCAATAGCAACTTGCCTAGCATCGGCATCACGGCTCAGAACATGCAGAGCGGTGACTATTTGGAGGTGACCAGCATCAGCGCCACGGGGTTCACGGTGACGTTCAAAAACAGCAGCGACACGGCAGTGAATCGTAATTTCAACTGGAGTGCTGTTGGCTATGGCAAGGCTGGGTAGAGTAGGCGAAAGACTGCGCTAGGCGGCTGTGGCAACGCACGATTACAACATTGCCAACGGCACAGGTTCAGCCGTCAGAAGTGACCTGAACAACGCGCTTGCAGCAATCGTCAGCAATAACAGCAGCAGCACCGAGCCAGCCACCACGTTTGCGTTTCAGTGGTGGGCAGATACCAATAACACCCTGCTGAAGATCCGCAATGCGGCGAACAGCGCATGGGTGACGGTCGGCGATTACAGCACCGCCAATCTGGGACTGGTTACCACTGCCACGGCTAACAGCACCTACTTGGCAAAGGCTGGTGGCACGGTCACGGGTGCGCTTGAAATCGGCA